AATCTGCCGCCGACGCCGGCATAGTTTCCCAAGAAGCACTTCAAAAGGCGCTTCAACGAATGAAGGAAGAAGATAAGGAGAAGGAAAATGGGTAAGACACGTGAGGCAATAGAACTTCTTGACCAAAAGGATTTCAGGCTAATGGGCAATCTGAAGAAGCCCTGTATCATGGAACAGTAAAAGCTAAGTCTTTCTCTGAAGCCTGTGATAGGCTCGCAAGAATCTCAATCTCCTTTAGAAAAAACTATGATCCAAAAGGACCTAGTTGGTGGGGCTCCCGCTTATATGACAATGAAGCTGATGCGAGAAAGGCCTTCGGATAATGCCTAGAACCGGAATCATGCTCGCCTATCCTTATGAACCTAAGCGCCTATCCCAATGGGCCTCAACTGGACCAGCCTATGGCTACATTCAGCCAAAGCTAGACGGAATCCGTTGCCGATCTATTCTCATGAACGAAACCGCTACCCTTCTGTCTTCCGAAGAGAATGAGTTCCACTCTCTTCCAACTCTCTCCAAGATCCTTTCCGCTTTCTCTTCTCACTACGGCCGAGACCTTGAGCTTGATGGTGAGCTATATCTTTCTAATGGAAACTTCCAACGCCTGTGTTCCCTTGCTAAAAGGAACACTCCATCGGAAGAAGAGTTCCTGGTAGAATACCACATCTTCGATGTCTTCGACCCTTATAATGAAGATCTATCTCAAGAAGATCGGTTTGATCTTCGCCAAAAAGTTTTCGACTCCCTTAATTCTATGAGTGAGTTTTGCTCTGAGTTCATTCGAGAAGTCCCTACCTTTAAAGTTCCCCTACTAGAAGAATCCATCAACCCCATTCTTGCTAGCTTCATTGAATCTGGCTACGAAGGTTTCATACTCCGCAAAGCTGATGCTCCTTACTACCGCAAGCGCACTACCACTATGCTCAAGATGAAACCCCGAAAGGAGGACTCATACAAAATCGTTGGCTTCGTGGAAGAGATCTCTATCGAAGGAACCCCAAAAGGGAGCCTTGGCTCCCTGCAACTATCCGATGGAACCGGCGAGATTTTCTCCGTCGGCACTGGTTCCTTCCTTACTCGTGAGAATAGAAACCTGCTTTGGGAAACCCGAGAATCTTTACTTGGGAAAACAGCCACGATCAAATACCAAGATCTAACCATGGACCGTAAGGTCCCTAGGTTCCCGGCTCTCATTTCCATAAGCTAGTTTTGTCCCAAAATGGGATAAATCTAAGAAAGAAAGGACAAAGTCCTATGCGATCTGCCCAACTGATCGACATCTCACAGGCCAAAGGCCGAGTCGGAGTCATTCTGAATATGACTCCTGGCGGCTCTGTGACCTGTATGAATCTTGAAGAACTTGAATCTCATATCAAGATCTTCTTTCCACTTCTACCTGAGAAAGGCTCCCAGAAGAATGACAACTCCGCAACAGAACCAACCAAGTCAGCAGAACCAACCAAGTCAGCCAAAAAGCCAGAGCTTCATTCCAATCCCTCAAGCGGAACTGGAACAGCTCCAGTCCAAAAGCCAGGTGACGGAAGCTCCGGAAGGGTGGGAAAGTAAGGTCAAGAAGAGTGGTGTGGTCCCTTCGGGGACCTATCCACTTCCATATCACTACACCTGGAACATCGTAGATAGCTCTAAGCTCAAGACTTTCATGGATTGCCCGCGCCGGTATTTCTATGAGTATATTCTTGGCTGGCGCAGCGATCGGCCGAATAATCATCTGGTCTTTGGCGAGGCCTGGCATTCTGCAATGGAGATTCTTCTCTTTGATAAATCTCCGGCCGGCGTTGCCAAAGCCTATGAGACCTTTCTTGCTAAGTATCGTAAGGTCTTTCCAGAAGCTACAGATGACTTAATGGCCCCGAAAGATCCACTTAATGCTCTTGATGCTATGACAGAGTATGCCGGAGTCTATAAGAACGATTCCTTCTCTGTCGATCATGTGGAAGTAAGTGGAACCGTTCCAATATCTTCCCGCTACTCTATGCACTTCCGTATAGATGCCGCCCTTAGTGATGAGAACGGCCACTTCGGAATGGACCATAAGACGGGCTCCCGTGTTGATAGTCTATGGATGCACAAGTGGGCAGTTGATATTCAGATGGGCTGCTACACTCATGCCCTTTATTGCTTCTATGGACCCTCTGAAGTCTGGGGCTACATCGTGAACGGAGTTTTCTTTCAGAAGAAAGAGAATAAGTTCCAAAGGGCTTCTGTTCTCAAGACCCTTGATATGATGCAGGTCTGGCTAGACACTGTGAACTTCTATTTCCAACGGCTGGAGACAGAGTTCAAAGTTCTCCAAACAGACTCACCGAATGCCCCTGTTATGAAGAGTTTCCCACAGAATCCTGAAAGCTGCACGAAATACTTCGGCTGCCCTTTCCTCAGTATGTGCAGCAGTTGGGCAAATCCTCTTGCTAAATGCGAGAGCATCCCTGTCGGCTATCAGGTAGATCGCTGGGATCCCTCTCTACACCAACTTGAATCGAAGGAAGTCGTGGACTTCACTCCGAAGGAAGCAGGAGCCTTGCTTCCACAAACATCTACCAGTGTTCCAATAGGAGGAGCAAAGATGGAAGACCCTGCCCCGATGCCGGAAGAAGAAACCGAAGAGACAGTTTCTTGCTGTGAATGCGGAAGAGACATTCCAGAGAATGAAGCTGACCACTGCGACTTCTGCGGCTCCACTTGCTGCACTTCGTGCATAGACACGCATATGGAAGCCTGTGAAGCAGATGCAGAAGCAAATGAAGAATCTGAAGAAGATGAAAGCTCTGTTACCTTCGATGATGAGGAACAGTAAAGATGACTACTGCAACCCTCTCTAGTTCCCTTTCCTCTTTGAAGTCTGTAGCAGAAGCGTATTCTACTGCCGGCGCTATGAATAGAACAAATGTTCTTCTAACTGGTGACTTCGGCACTGGAAAAACTACCACCTGTGCTACAGCTCCGCGCCCTATTCTCATTGACTCCTTCGATCCCGGCGGAGTTATGAGTGTTCGGAAACACCTGTGGTCTTCGACTAACCCTAACGGTTTTATTCTAGCCGACACTCGATATGAGAATGAAGATTCCCAAAATCCTACAGCTTATGATCTCTGGGAATCCACCTTTCTTCAACGCCGGCGAGAAGGTCTCTTCGATCAAATCGGAACCTACGTCATTGATAGTGGGACTAACTTCTCTGAGGCCTGCATGAACCGCATTCTTACCAAAAGAAAAGGCGGGCGTCAGGATGGAATCCCGAATATTCAAGACTACCAGGTTCTGATCCTTACTATCCGTGACATTGTAAAGGCCTGCACTTCCCTTAAGTGTAACTTCATCTTTACTTGTCACCTTGAACTTGTAAAGGATGAGCTCAGTGGCCGGATCACCCAAGAGCTGTTCGTCACAGGAAAGCTACGTGGGAAGCTGCCACTTCTCTTCGACGAAGTCTACGTCTGTGAGAACCGTGGGGCAGAGCGTAAACTTCTCACTTCTAACGAAGGTCAGTTCAAAGCCCGGACTCGTCTTGGTGCGGGTGGGAAGTTTTCCACACGTGAAGACCCGGATCTTTTCTCTCTAATGAAAAAGGCCGGCCTTGATCCCGTTCATAAACCTGTCCCATGGGCTTAATAGATTTGTCCCATTTTGGGATAACACTAATGTAATCTATAGAAAGGAGCAGGCTCTCCTATCCGCTTCCGCCTTTAACCCTCTTTGAAAACAAGGAGAACTAAAATGAGCGATGTGAGTTTCCTCGAAATTAACCTGACCAATGTGCAGGAGCCTACGGTTATTCCGGCTGGGACTGAAGTCGAGTATCAGGTCCAGCAGAATCCTGTCGTTAAGGATTCCAAGAATACTCCTGGGAATAAGTATATCAACGTCGTCCTGGAGCCTCTCGGACATCCTGATGCTACGTTGCTGTATCACATGATCAGCATTCCGAATGAGAAGGACGATGCCCGCACTCGGCAGTTCAAGCTGCTCCAGATGAAGCGGTTCGCTGACTGCTTCAAGATTCCGTTCGATGCCAACGGGCTGAGCCTGGAAGGCTGGGTCGGCAAGACGGGATGGGTTCTCGTGGACGTGGATGACTCCGTAGACTACGGGAAGCAAAATCGTGTGAAGCAGTTTATTCAGGGACGTTAGCCTGGACGCGTGCTAACGTCTCGAAGGGAGTCTCTCCTAATAGTAGGGAGGGGGAGACTCCCTTTCCTTAACTGAAAGGAAAGGAAGTAAGAATGTGGAAAATCCAGAGAAAAGAAGCCGTATAACTTTCGACTACGATCGAGAGAAGTTTAAGAAACTAAATGAAATGATACCTCACGGGCAACGTCAGGTAATCATGGAGAAAGTAACTGACCATATCATTCGGCTGCTGGAGAATATTCCAGGAAGCCCGAATCGAAAAGCATTGGTTCTAGTTAGCTTTCTTGAACGAGACACCTCGCTAGGCGAGCTAGTTAATATCTCGACAGATCTTGAAGAGAAGGGACGATAGTAAGAATGAACCTTGAAGATCTAAAGAGAAGCATTCGGTCTCGATCGACCGATGATCTTGAAGAACGAATTAAACAGATTCGAGCGAACCGAAGAAACCGACAGCCGAAAGACGCTGAGAAGCGAATTAAGGCAGAGAAAACCAAGGAACAAAAACTGTCTAGCGTATTTGCTGGAATGACAGATGAAGAAAAGAGAGCCCTCTTCGAAGAACTTACTGGGGAGAAGGCTTAACTATGGAAACCCAAATGCTTGCTCGTGTGGCAAAACTTGAAGAGATCATCGAGGGAGAACGAGGACGACAAGACTATGGGGATCTAGAAGCACTGAAGGCTAGTATTCAGAACTATGGAGTAATACAAAGCTTTTCGGTGCAAGAACTTGAAGATGGAAAGCTACTGCTTATTGCCGGCGGCAGAAGATTCCGGGCCTGCAAAGAGCTTGGAATCACTGAGGTTCCTGTTCGCATCTACAAAGGAAAGCTCTCTGATACTGACGTTAAAGAGATGGAAATAGAAGAGAACTTCCGACGGAAGGATCTGACGTGGCAAGAAGAAGTAGCTATGAAACAAAAGCTACATGAGCTTAAGACTGGAAAAGCCGCTAGTGGCCAAGGCGTTGTAATGCCTGATGGCCGTATTGATAGGAGTGGTTGGAACATTCAGAAGACAGCTGAGCTAACTGGTAGCTCCCGCTCTGCTGTTCATCGAGACCTAAAGCTAGCAAGTGCTCTTGAACGCCTGCCTGAGCTTGCCCAAGCTAAATCAAAAGCTGAGGCTGAGAAAAAGCTAGAGAAGTTAGAAGAGCAACTGATACTTGCTGAACTTGCGAAGCGGGCGGAAGCAGCTAACTCAGAAACCACAGGAGAAGGTGAAGTTGCTCCAAGTATGTGGCGGAAACGCCTGATGGATTACTACTGTATTGGAAACTTCTTTGAGAAGGTCTCGAATCTACAGAATGAAACGATTGACTTCTGCGAAGTTGATCCTCCCTTTGGTATCGACTATGCTAGAGGAAAGAAGTTCGCAGATGAAGGAAACCGGGACACTGAAGATTACAATGAGATTCCAGCGAAAGACTATGAGAACTTTCTAGATAGCACCTTCCAAGAGTGCTATCGGGTTCTTAAGAAAGATAGCTGGATGATCTGCTGGTTCGCAATGGAGCCTTGGTTTGAAACTGTCTATCAGTCTATAAAGAAGAATGGATTCAAAGTCACAAGGCTTGCCGCAATCTGGGCTAAGACAGACGGAACGCCCGGGCAAACAAAGTCACCAGAGAGTATGCTCGGCTCTAAGTGTGAGTTCTTTTTCTATGCTAGAAAAGGAAACGCCACTATTAACCGAGCCGGCCGCAGTAATTTATATCTCTATCCTACTATCCCAATGGGCACTCGTGTCCATCCAACTGAGAAGCCTATTGAGCTTATTCAAGATGTGCTCGATACCTTCTGCCTTCCTGGTAGCACCATTCTAGTTCCCTTTCTTGGAAGCGGGAATACTATTTTGGCTGCTAGTAACTTAAATATGACAGCCTTTGGGTTTGATCTAAGCACCAATTATCGGAATGCCTATATTCGGAAGGTATCTCTAGTGAAAGAGAAAGCTATTTTTAGAAGCTTAAAGGAAGGGAAAGCATGAAACTAGTTTACCTTGCCATGCCTTACCGGGCAGCTTCACCTGATGGAATCCTTGAGAATATTATGGAAGCCAGAAAAGTAGCTAAGCGTCTCTGGCAATTAGGCTACTATGTAATCTGTCCTCATACGAATACCTTTCTAATGGATGGTATAGTTCCAGATAGAATCTTTCTAGATGGAGATCTTGAGATTATCAGCCGATGTGATGCTGTTATTCTCGGTCCTGGATGGAAGAACTCAGAGGGGGCTAGGTCTGAGTGTTCCTTCGCCAGAGAAAAAGGGATTCCCACCTATGAGGCATCATTTGGAGATCCTTTTCTTCTCCGCCTAAGAACGGAGGTCTCTATCTAATGGGATTCCTAAACACCGGAACAACTCCTATCATTTCCGGCGAAGGTCCAAAGGATTGCAAGATCTGCTTCATCGGTGAAGCCCCAGGTTCATCTGAAGCAGCTCTTGGCAAGCCCTTCGTCGGAGCTTCTGGTCGCGAGTTTAATGCCTGGCTCCAAGTAGCAGGCATTAACCGCTCAGACTGCTACATCACAAATGTAGTAAAAGAGCAACCCCCGAATAATGACATCTCACACTTCATAGAATTCAAACCTAAAAAGGTTCTCACAACAGAACTTTATCAAATGTATGAGGAGGTCCTTTACAAGGAACTAGCAGAGCTAACCGAGGCTACTGTCTTTGTTCCTATGGGAAACGTATCTATGTATGCTCTCTGTCGAGAAGTCGGCATCATGAAGCATCGTGGAAGCGTTTACCCGGGCGTTCTAAATGGCAGGTCTGTAAAGATCATTCCAACTATCCATCCTTCTGCCTGCCTTCGCCAATATATTTGGAGATGGATAGCTATTCGGGATCTAAGGAAAATTGTCGAAGAGTCTAAATCTCCCGACCTAATCCTACCGGACAGAACTCTGCGAATCAATCCCAGCTTTGATGAATCTATGTCTTACCTTCAAAGCATCCAATCTGGTGATACTATCGGCTTTGACATCGAGACAGGTCAGAAAGAAATCTCTTGCTTAGCTGTTGCTAAGACTGAGCTTGATGTCATCTGTATTCCCTTCGACAAGTTCGGATCTGATTACTTCGATCCTCGGCAAGAAACTATGATCTGGCAAGAGCTTACAAGAATATTGGAATCTCCAGAGATCTGTAAGATCGGCCAGAATCTAACATTCGATGCCAGCTTTATCTTCAATCGAATGCAGATTATCACCCGGAATACTCATGACACTATGGTAGCGATGGCACTTCTAGTGCCTGAGTTCCCAAAGGGCCTAGACTTCATCACCAGCATCTTTACAGCTGAACGATACTATAAAGATGAAGGCAAGCGGTGGTTTAAGATTCAATCTTCTATCGAAGACTTCTGGCGATATAACTGCAAGGATGCAGCTGTTTGCCTGGAAGCCTTCCCAAAGATGAGAAAGGAGCTTGAATCTCTAGGAAACTGGGCAGCTTATGAACGCGTGAATCGTCTCTTCGAGCCTATCATCTTCCTTCAAGAACACGGGATTCTGGTTGATACCGAAGGTATGGCTAACTCATCTGCTGAAGCTAAGATTGAAGCCGCAAATCTTCGAGCCCAGCTTTCTGAAATATGTGGCTTTGACCTAAACCCAGCTAGTCCAAAGCAGCTTCAAAAATACTTCTACGAAGAGAAAGGCTATAAGCCTATTATAAATAGGAAAACTGGAAACCCAACTACCGATGACGATGCTATGAAGAAGCTCAGCCTACGGTATGATTGTAAGGAGGCCAAGCTTATTCGAGAGATCCGTAAGCTTGAGAAGATGGATGGAACTTACTATGAGATGGAATACGACACGGATAAACGCCTGCGCTGTTCCATCAACCGAGTAGGGACTACCTCCGGCCGCCTGAGTAGCTCTAAGAATATCTTCGGCACAGGTGGAAACTTCCAAAACTTTCCACCAGATATGAAGCGTTTCCTTCTGGCTGATCCCGAACACGTGATCTATAATATCGACCTAAGCCAGGCAGAGAATCGAGTAGTAGCCTACATCGCACCTGAACCCAGTATGATTCGGGCCTTCGAAACTGGTGTAGATATCCATCGTCTGACTGCCTCACTCATATTTAGAAAACCTATAGAGGAGATCTCAGATGAAGACGGCAGCTGTGAAATCGGTGGAGGCCTATACTCCGAACGCTTCTGGGGGAAGAAGGCTAATCATGCTCTTAACTATGGACTCAGCGGTCAAGGATTCGCCCACTACTACGAGACAACTAAGGCTGAAGGGGAGTTCATTCGAGACTCCTACCTTCGGGCCTACCCAGGCATTACTGCTTATCACGAATGGGTTAAACATTCCCTTAATCACGATCACAGAATACTCACTAATTGCCTCGGCCGACGGCGTCTCTTTCTCGATCGGTGGGGAGATAGCCTTTTTAAGGAAGCCTATTCCTTCATTCCCCAATCTACCGTAGGCGAGAAGATGAACCAATCGGGTGTCTATTTTACCTACTATAACCCTGACCTTCGTCTTGTAACTATCCTCAATACTGTTCACGACTCTCTTGTTATACAGATTCCCTTAAGTGCTGGCTGGGCTTACCATGCAGATGCTCTTCTTGCAATAAAGAGCTCCCTTGAAAGCCCACTTACTTGGAAAAGCTATACCTTTTCCATACCAGCAGACTGCACTCTTGGCCTTACCTGTGCTGCCAAGACTAAAGTCCCATGGAAGAATCTTTCAAGTTCCGAATTAGCCGCGATGCTTCCTGAACTGTATAACAAAACCCTGGAAGAGAGCTCGAAGAAACATGAGTCGCCAGTTACCTGATTGGATAGATGGATTTCTAGAACTTACAAAAGAGGTTGAAGCTCCGAAATCTTTCCGCACTTGGGTAGCTGTTTCCTGTGTAGCTGCTGCACTTCAACGTAAGTGCCGCTTTGAGCTAGGCTCCTTGACATTCTACCCTAATATGTATATCGTTCTAGTAGCTCCCCCAGGTAGATGCCGAAAGGGAACTATTATCAAACCCGGACTCTCCCTCTTACGTGAGCTAGGAATCCGAATAGCCTCTGAGTCTATAACTCGCGAAGCTCTAATTCGTGAGATCAAAGAATCTACAGCAATGGAGGTGTATGAAGAAACAGGTGAGATAGACACCCATAGCTCTCTAACAGTCATCTCTCCGGAACTCTCAGTCTTTCTCGGGCATAATAATCCATCTCTTCTAATGGACCTAACTGACTGGTTTGATTGCGCATCTACTTGGGTCTATAGAACTAAACACCAAGGAACAGATGACATCTATGGTATCTGGCTAAACCTACTTGGAGCTACAACACCGGAACTCCTTGGGAATAATATCTCCCGAGATCTTGTAGGTGGTGGCTTGATGAGTCGTATGATTATAGTCTACGAGAAAGACCGAATCATATCTCCACTTCCGTATGAAGATCCTGATGTCCGAGAGAAACTTCTGAATGATCTTCGGGAAATCCATATGCTTCGAGGGGTTTTCAAGCCGAAGAATCTGGAGTTCCTAGAATACTACATTGACTGGTATCAGAAGTCTGAGCAGAATCCTCCAATTCGAGATCCCCTTTTTGCTGGCTATCTTCAACGCCGGCCTACTCACATTCTAAAGCTCGCTACTATCATGAGCGCTTCCCGCGGGGATTCTATGGCTCTAACTATAGAAGACTTTCAACGAGCAGAGAACCTTATATCTCTCACCGAAGAGAAGATGCCTGATGCTTTCTCTGCATATGGCCGACGCCCAGATATAGAAGTCGTCAACCGTATCATGATGGAAATTGCTGCAAAGAAAAAGGTTCGAGTCAGCTATCTTCTCTCTGTCTTCCACCGGGATGTCGACTATCGGGGAATGGAAAACATTATACGGACCCTTATTGCTAAAGGCTTCTGTAAGCAGCACCTACTTTCCGACGGGAATGACTTCGAGCTTATCTATACGGATGACAAAAAGAAAGAGACCTCCGATAACTGAAGGTCTCTTCTTCCAGATGTATCCCAAAATGGGACAAAACTATGGAACAAGCGCAGGTTTTCGAGAGGGCTCATCAGTAGCCCTCTCTTTTTTTAGTAGCTTCAAGTCCTCTGCGAATGGCACCGCTCGGCGAAGAATCTTGTTCCAAGTATCTACTTCATAGCTCTCTTCGATCTCAGAAAGAACTGAGTCTACATCTTGGAAGTATTGAGCAGCAGACTTATCAAAGCTCTCAGCGCTGAGGGTTCCATTCATTAGAGCCCGGTTTTGCTGGCGCCGAATATCTCGGCCCATTCTATCTATCGCATTTGAAGCCCGCTCGATTTCATTCGTGCGAACGTATGGGAAGGCTACGAGTTTACTGACTATATTCGTGATCCACCCGAACTCACGGACCATGATCTTGTCAGCTAAGTCAGGATCTCGAAGAGGTTCAGAAGTCCGAAAGAGGTCTCCAGCTTCGCCGGCAACTGCGCCAGTTACAGGAACCAATCTTCCAGCCAGAAAGCCTACTATCTTGCGGGCTTTCGTAACGTCTGTATCGAAGCGCTCGAAGATAGGAGTCCTATTCATCGAGTCATAGTTACCAACTAGGTCGACGGCTGCTCGCCAGAATGGATGAAACTCCCAGCTATTGCTATTCACGAAGTATTCTATTCCATTCTCTGTCTTCGGATCAAAGAATGCCTGTTGGAATCTCGTGAAGTATTTCTGGAACATATTAGTAGGATCACTTATGGTAATCACGAACTCCTTTTCGCCTTCAGGAGTTGAGATTCCTTTCCAGACATACTTACGGCCCCATTCTTCCACGTCAAATCCAAGAGCTGTCATCAAGAGATCCTTGGACATTTGGGTTGCCAGAAGAATGATAGCTGCACGAGCAAAGATGTTTGGGACCTCTTGAAGGATCTCATTCCCAGCAGCTTTCTTCAACGCCTGGACGAGCATATTCCCATAGACTTTACCCATAGCAATCTTATACGTAGGTGTGAAGAAGATTCTATTCAGACTTCTTCTAGTTTTTGCTGGAACGCCGGCATAGTCGCCTGTGAACTTAGCTGTCGTTTGAGCAGCATCTCGACTTGTCATACCCTTTCTCAAAAGGTAGTTATAAGTTGTATATCTAACTACGTTATCCATTTCCCAGGCGATAGACCACGTAGCGTTATAAAATGGCCGAAGCCCGCCGTATTCCTGGACTATTGCTTTCATCAAAGATCTCTGGGGTTTACCAAGTGCTGACGCCCGAAGTTTCCGGATCTTAGTTTCAAGAACAGAGAATGGAGTATTAAAGGGTGTAGACATCAAGCCATCTTGAAGGCCGGCATAGTATCTATCACTCTTCGTTACTACATCAAATATCCCTCTAGCTACGTCTGAGTAGAAACTCGGGCGAAGAGGATTAATTGCACCTGTAAGAGCTGCCTGAAAGATGTCAAGCATTGGAAGAAAGATAGGATTATAAAAGCTCATCATCTTGATCATAGAGAGAGCATTATCAAACCAGCTAGGGTGCTTGACAGTAGTTAGCTCTTCCAAATACTTATGCAGCATTGGGTCTAGCGCCCAGTGCTTTAGCACACTAGATACCTTCGAGCCCGCATAGTATTCATTCGGGGCCACGCTCGCAGGGACCGCCAGCTTCTCAGCCTTAGCAGCATTCACAATCTTGAGAAGGCTCATATCCCTGCCCATTCGCTGCATGTAGCTACCAATTACGTCATAGATGTCTATCTCCCCAGGCTTCACGAAGTCAGCCAGGCGGATGGTCTTTCTATTCTTATCCACCTGTAACGCCAGGCTTCGCCGAAGCATCTCAGTCTTGTTCTCTTCCACCATCTTCTCAAAGATCGCAGCGACTGGAATATGCACGAACTCAGTTTTCTGCGCGACTTCAAGAGCATCCTTCAGTTCCTGAACAGTCTTAGTATCTCCAAGGCGTTCAGCTTCTAGAAGTTCAGTTCTCAGAAGTCTCATGATCTTCTCAGTAAAGCGTTCCTGAATACCGCCTTCGGCTTGTAGTCTCTGGAACGCCTCTTCACGGTAGTCTGCCCAAAGTTTAAGGATCGGCCCAAAGCGTTCCTTATCCTTAGGGCTAAGAGTTTCCTGAGCCTCTTGGGCTTCCGCAAGAAAGGGAATCTGGTTCCATTCTTCTCTCGTAAGCTTCGCCCGCATAGCGGCGTCTCGGATCTTAGTCATCACTTCCAGACCTTTGGTTTCCTCAAACTCTCGGTTCGAGGAATAGTTCTTAATCTGGAATCCAGTCTCCGGTGCGCCTCTCTGAATCCATGGGGTCTCTACGTCAACTGTAGCGACAAATCTACGCCAGGCTTTCTGGAGCCTTCCCAGCTTTCTAGCTTCTATCTCTTGTCTCTGCCGAATTACGAAGTCCATATCATTCCGTAGAAGATTATCAAAGACCTTTGAAATCTCCTCAGGAACTCGGACATCAATCTCAGACCCTCGAATCTTCTTATAGATATTCGAGAGCCACTCTTTGAAATACCGGAAGATTCTATCAAGAGATGGAGTCGGGCTCTTGCCTCTTCTGAGGTATCTCTCAAAGGCCCGAGCAAACTTCTCTTCTGCTTTCCTTGTCCAGACGTGATCCTTAACGCCGGCCCACTTCTCAACTATTGCAAGATCATCCCCTTCAAGATCTCGGCGGAAGACATGCCCGAGTTCATGAAGAAGGGTAGAGATGTCTGCTGAATGGAAGGCTGTAATGATCGCCCGCCCGTCTTTATCAAAACGGACCTTGCCTTTGATGGCAGCCTGGGAAGCTTGATGAAGAATAGATGTATTTTCGTTAGAGAACTCGCCAGTGTTAGCGATGGCTGACTTTAGCTGGGTTGGATCAAAGACTATATAGGCGTCTTTAGCTTCTGGATATACCTCTTTGAATCTAGCGTCTGAAACTTGATCAATAGATATTAGGTCCTGTCCTTCTGTTCTCGGTCCTACTCCCTCAATTCGATTTAAGTAAACTACCCCATCAAAACCAAGACCCCTGATTACATTTTGAAGATACTTAGTAGCATCAGAAGGGTAATCAAAGTCTCTATAGGTATCATAAATTATCTGGGCTCGATCGTTATCTATAAGCCCCTTTTCTAGAAGTTGAGGAACTACATCTTTAACTCTCCATGCTCCTTTATCCATCAATCGAAGTGGATTCTCGATTCGGACGTAGAGAGGGTAAACCCTCCCAGGTTCACGAGATGATATATAATTCCCAAACTCATTAGCTTGGTCATAAGGTCCAACATGAGCACCTAACTGTAGGACTGAAACAGTATTGAATACAGTAAAGTCTCTTCCAGCAGTAGTCCCATGAAACAGTATAATTGGCTCTCCTCTGTCATCCCTCAGAACAGAATTCCTAAACCACCTCCGAAAATTCTCCGAAGCTATCTGAGCTGCCCGAAAAGGTGGGGCTGCAGTCGTGGTCTGGAAGAGATCATCAATCTGTTTCTTTGCTTCCGCTTTCCGCATCGCATCCAGCTTTTCACCATTCCGTTCCAGGAGAACGATTCGGTCTAGTGTAGGCTGGTCCCAGATGACATAATTGTAGGTCCTCTTACCCTCTCTCTGAAGTCTATCTGCCTCAGCCTGAGCTTCTTCTCTCGTAGCAAAATCTTGATTCCAGTTTACTCTACCCCCATATCCAAGAGGCCCACTTACTTTAGCGACCGCATACCTTCCATTCTCAGTTGTGACTACTTCATATTCAAACCGGCTAGCCGCATCGTAATACTTATTCCCGAGAATGCCAGCTTCCGCTAAAATAGAAGAAGCAATCTTAGATCCTCTATCTCCCATAAAAGATCCTGGTGCATAGTAGTAAGGGAGCATTCCTCCTTCTACATTTGGATCTTTCATCCTTCTATGCTCAAGAAGAGTTAGCTTTTTATATATTTGTTCTCCTGTTAAGTTTTGCAATCCATCTGGAAACATATCCTTGTTGACATAGTCTCCGATAGTAGAAACTGCTTTTTCCAGCGCATCTTGCACCTCCGGCGTCTGCTGACTCAACGGCTCATCCCACTTCAGCAAGAAAGGCTGGATGTCATCGGGGAGTTCGAGCTTATAGAGAGAGCTATTATCTTTAGTCTCTGAGGATTTGTCTCTACTTGTAACATCCCTATAACTCCTCGCCACCCCCTCCCGATCCGCAAAGTATATCCCCCAGCCAAAGGCCTGAGCTCCTTCCCCCGACCCAATCTTATCTAAACGAAAACGCCCGTGAGGAAAGCCTTCTTCCGGCGCAAAGGTATAAGGAGTCCCATGATGAACTTCTTGCAAAAACTCACTAACATCTCCCAACTTAACTGTAGGTTTCCCATCCTGCATCTCAAACTTCGAGAATCTGGTAAACCAATAAGTCTCAGGAGTATGTCCATACCTTTGACTGAATGCTACAGCCCGACCATCAATTAGATCAATAAGTGCATCTACCTCCTTCCTTCCTATCTTAGCATCAAAAGAATCGTGCATTTGCTGGATAAGTTTATTCCTAGCTTCAACTACAACTTCTTGCTTGAAACTCTTGTAAGTAATTCCATTCCTAACAATAGGAACAGGTTCAACTGGAGTCTGGATTCTATCCTCAGTTGTAATAGCTGCCGGAGCAATAGGCTTACTAGGAGCAACTCCACTTCTTCCAACAGCACCTACAGCAATATTAACCCCTCCAGGAACAAGCTCTCCTAGACCTTCCGCTAAAGTCTCCGCGCCTGAAAACTCCTGTCCAGATAAAACCTGACTTGCCGCCTCGAATCCAGCCCCACCTGTTGCCTGAATCCCTAGCTCAGCTGCTCCTCTAGCTGCAAGCTCTCCCTTCCCCATTCCTTTCAGTGTCTCCTTAGCTGCCTCAGATCCAAGTTTCTTCGCCAGACTTGGAGTCACCCCTTTTGCTAAGGCTTCACTCGTAACTTTACTCGTAGCCTTTCTAGCAGGCGCAGTAACTACACGCCCACCAAAGGCTGTCAGAAAAGCATCCCCAGCTCCTACCACCCCAGCCTTAATAGCTGCCTGCTCCTTAATCGGCCCCATCAACTCTTCATTCGCGAACGCAGCTTTCAAAGCAGCCGAATCTTCCACATTGATTCCAGCTTCTTTTAAGGATCCAATAATCTGGCTTGTATACTCAATAGCTGCAGAGCTAAGACCAATTCCACCAGCAAAGCCTAATAGACCACCAGCAGCGGTCCCTACACCTGGAATTGCACTTCCCGCGGCTGCCCCAAGACCTGCAGTTCCTAAGCTCGCGGGAACTGTTGGTAGAAACTGCCCAGCACTCTCTACTGCAAACTGAGTTGCCAGACTTCCAATATCCCATGTAGTCTTGAAAGGACTTTCCTTAAATTGATCCCAAAGTCTTCCAAGCCCACCAGGAGCAAAGAACTCTTGCTGTTCCTTAGAAATAGGAATCTGGTTAATTTTCTTTTGAGTCTCTGCAATACTATCGAAAGCACTCTCATCTCCAAGAAGTGCCCTAGCTACATGAACTGAGCTCTCGAAACCGAGAAGTCCCCTCTTAGCAGCATTCACATTCTTCTCAAGAAAACCAGCCTCATCTTCATCTTGCCAGGGCTCTACCTGGATCATAATGGTCCTAGGCCGGGCCTCGGTCTCCACTATTTCATTAGGCTCACCTATTCCATACTTCTTCCGGAAGCCTTCCCACTTCTGTTCCCTTTGATCCTCAGGAATCACTGGGGCTAGATACTTATCAAAGTATCCTCTAGCCTTCACCGGCTTCTGCTCAGCAGGAATCTCTTTCCAGGCCTGACTTTGCTGGAGCTGATCGAACGGAATGAACTGCTTTGCCATTTCTTAGAACCCTTTCAGTAACTCTCTAGCTGCCTCTTCATCTAACTCAAACCCACTTGGCTGTTCGGCCCCGCCAAGACCTGCCTGGAACTGCTCGATAAGCTCCATAAGAAGAGCTGCATTTGCTGGATCAGTCTGTGCCATCTGCTGCGCCTGCTTTATATACTCTTGCAGTCTCAGCTGATTCAACACTTCTGGAGCTGGAACTCGAGAGAAATTTAGTTTTCCATCAGCCCCAACTGTGGGCTTACCTGCAAGGCTCGTCATAGAAGAAAGGCTAGGATCTACGATACTCTTAATCTGACTCAGAAGCCGGCCTTTCTGAATTATACTATCACTTGTCTCTGCCTTCGGTTCCCCAATATACTGCACGTCAGCTGGATTTGCTGGATCAAAGATAGCAATTCTACCATCACCAGCCAACCGAACTTCAGGACCTCGGACAACTGGAAACTCTGCCCGAATTTGGCCAGTTGTTGGATCAACCATTCCAATTTTATTTCCAAGGTCTACTTGCTGCAACTTCACAGGCTCTGGATTCAACGCCCGCTCTAGCTCCGCCTGCGCCACCTTGCTTCTCACCCCCAACAGCTGCCGATTCAGCTCCAGATTCTCTCTATCCAGCCCTAGCTTCTGCACGGCCGTCTGAGCTTCTGGATTAAGAAAAGGAGCTGGCTGTCCACTAGCCAGTGCATCTGCATAGATCCTATTCTGCGCAAGCCCAGCTGTCGCAGTTCCCAGACGCTCCGCAGGACTCCCTGGAGGACTAAGAGCAGCTCCCATGCTGGCCATCATATACTGAATGTTCGGATCAGCTAGAGCCCTTCCTATATTAGAAAAAAATCCACTAGCCCCCTGCCCACTTGATGCTGCCTCAACAGGACTGTTCAAGTTGTTTGCAAGCTGAACTGAAGCTAAATCCACAGCCGGCAACTGAGGTGGGCTAACTGCAGTCGGAGCTGCGGCAGGAGTTGGTGGTAGGGAAGATAACGGCACTGCTGGGACAGCTGTGGCTGTCGCTGGAATTAGCGAACCGTTACCTTGTTCTAAGGTAAGTGCCTCGACTGGAACAGCAGGAGTCACCGGCTGTGGATTATACTGAAGCGGAGGAACCGCAGGATTCTCATAAGGAACTTCAGGAATATTACCAAGTGCTGGCACTGGAGGAGCAGGTGTGATAGGTGTCGGTTCTACCGGCCTACCTGGCGCTGCAAGACTTCCTAAAGGGCCTGGCGCTGCTTCCTCAGCAAAACTTACTAAAGGGCCTGGAGTGTTAAGATAGTTCAAGAAATTAGCTGCCCCTCCAGCTATTCCACTTGCCACTTTTGGAATCCCCTTAACTGCACCAAGAGCTCCCATTCCAACATCTCTGACAGACCCCTCAACCGTGTCTCCCAAAAGCTGAATCAACTGTTGCATTCTTGTAGGATATGCATCTGTTGGATCAATTGGAGTAACACTTTGTGCAACGCTAGCAGCTGGAATATTCTGCTCTGCCATCAATAGCTGTGCTAAGTTCATCGGCATCTTTCTAAACCTTTCATTCCTAGATGTATCCCATTTTGGGATAAAACTATTCGTTAAGCCATCAGGCCGCCGGCGATGGCTCCTATACCTGCACCAATAGCAATCCCCCATGGCCCTCCCATGACACCAGCCATTCCGCCAGATGCAGCCCCAGATGCAATACCAGTGCCTGCTGCTCCACCCATGGCAGAACCTGCACCAAGCATAGAGCTGATCATGGCTCCAGAAGCGGCTCCACTTAGAACTCCACCAAGCATACTAGGCCCCTGATGCACGTCACCCTGAGTGCCAGAGCCAGGAATACTTGTGCCACCTTGAACAGCCGCAAGAAGGTTACTCGCATATTGCCAGATCTCAAGATTCCAGCTAGCATCCTTCGATGCAATCTCAAGATCCCGAGAAAGAAACTCGCTATAGGCTACGATAGTGATTCTTCGAATCTCTGTATTCAAGCTCGTAGCTACCCGCTCAAGATCACTCCGGAATTGAAGCTCTTGCATCATCATAGCAACAGCTTGAAGAACCATATTGTTCTTACGTTGCTTTTCCTGAAGAGCTAGATCTGCATTCACTCGAGCAATCTGCCGCAGGTGTTCATTCTCCATCAAAGCTAGCCCAATTATATATGCTGAGCTATTGATTGCTCCGATGTCTGCCATACCAGCAGAGAACCTACCAACTGCCCGCATCAATGCCGGCCTTTGGCTTTCATCAAACTGACGAACGATCTCAGCATTTGCATCAATTCCAACGATCTCGTCAAGTTTAGCGATTGCTGTATCGAAGTAGGCTTCAAAATCCCCTTGAGGATCAAGAGAGTCTACTGTAAGCTCAAAGGCAGAAAGCCGCGCCCGCATACTGGCCAGATCCTCTGTAGGATCATACGTGTAGCCATCAGTGTAGGGCGATGCGTCCCAGGCTTCTTCAATAGCCTGGTCCATATTGACTCTCTCACCGTCTACTTCATTAGATGAAAGCCATTTCTTATGGCGATCCTTTAGGTAACCCGGCCAATCAACTTCACCAGAGTTACCTCCGCCACCTCCAGAACTACCACCACCTTTTAGAAGAATTGGAACCCTATTAGCCGCCGCATAAGTTATCCAGCTCATTCTGCTACCTCAAAACTTACAAGAATATATTCCGTCTCTCCACCAAGAAGGCGAGTGACTTGAGCTACTCTCCGAGAATTCGTGTAGGCAATAATACGGTGACAGCCGATGCCTTTAGCAAAAGTCTTCAGTGTGTTGAATCCATCCTTATACATTTCTAAGGTGATTCTATTATATCCTGTCATGGAATAGATTAGGAGGTTCCGAACGCCTGAGCAGGGATCATCAATTACTGTCGTTACGAGGATTCCTAGTATGGTAGCTTTCCCTTCTAGCTCTCCATAATAAGCCCAACAGTGCATCTTCTCAGAGAGAATTGCTCTTAGAACATTATTCATCTTTTCAGGATCGTCATGCACGTAAGGCGGGTCTGCTTCTTCAATCGCCTTTGAGATTATGTTCCAGTTACTAGCTACGTAATCAGGCCGCAGCTGGATTAGCATGTCCGGATCTCACTGTTCTTTTATCTGTTGCTTTCCACGATACTTGAATATCATCAAGCACGGCATCGGTCGAAGTAATTCCTTTTATAGAGATCTTAAATTGAAGCCCCGAGATGAAGATGGTCGCCACACCTTCCGTATTCACATCTCTCCAAGTCGTCGTAGCCCAGTTGATTCCATCATAGCTATAAGAGACTTGGATCTGAACAGACGTTAGTCCTACTGCGAAGATCCTAACAGTCTGAATAGTCTTAATAGCTCCGCTTCTCATATCAAAAGGGCAAGTGGTAACTAGGAAACTATTTTCTTCACTATCTACAAGAGGAACATCAATTCCTATATTTCCTCCATCGTGATAGTAAACTGAGGTTAGGCGTTGAGAACTTCTACTAAGTCCTTTCGAGCTAAGTATAAAGCTGTCTGTTCCGCTACTGATGTAGAAAAGACCTTCTTCATCGCTCTTAGAAATAAGAACATCCTCTGACAACATAGCAGAAAACTGGTTCTTATAGCCTAATCTACTCAAATGACCATCTGCTAAGAGTTTCCATAGATTCCCTGCCCGGTCCATAAATAGATGCCCATTTTCATCTCCAGCGATAGAACCTCTTCCTAGAATCTCAACTCCCATAGTTCGAAGAATACCGAAGGTCGGAACAGGATCTATCATGTATCCAAGAATTGATACTCCATTTTCACTATAAACTGCAATTCCATTCCCCAAAGGTTTGATAGCAAGAATAGTTCCCTGTAAAGGGATCGGCAGGAATCCAGCATCTCCTCTTAGGAGATACTCTATATAGAATGGATTCTGCACAGAATACTCAGAGTCTGGGAAATAGCTATTCAAGGCGCTGAAAGGAATCATTGGCCAGACTAAATCTCCACCACCCGCGGCCGTCCATACAATGAAGTTCGAGCTTAAGCTCAGGCTTAGCTGAAGATCCTGAGAGATCGCATTAGAATACCTTTCAAAGATAGACTGCCAGTCTTCTGTAAAGAACCCATCTGAGAATCCACCATATACTGCCCGGCCCTTAAAACTACATCCGGCATTTATAGCTGGAGCATCAGCGACCAGAACCTTATTTGGCTCTCCTCTCATTCCCAAAAGGTTACTCGCTATCACTGTGCAGCTTCCATTGAAAAGCATCCAGGTATCAAAGAAGTCAGCAAAATGCCAAGTTCCACCTGCAGTAATAGCCTTCTCTTTTTCCGGGTCTTCTATATCATAGGTAGTAATCTGAGTTTCATCCCAAGGATCTTCAGTCTCATCGACAGTATAAATAGCTGTCTCAGCCGCTAGCAAGCTAACGCTAGATCCCCTAAATAGCTGCGGAAAAGGCCAGTCTGTTTCTACTGTTGGTGTAGCTCCGAAAGGGTTGATAACTATAGGCTGTTGAATAAGCCCGCTATCATACGGCCGCATATTCATGCAGCGCTCTAAAAGAGGCTTATTCAGGCCCACCCTAGCATCTGGCTTAATTCCATTTTTCAGATTATCACCTAGATACAAGGAGAACTCTCTCACGGCTATTCCTCCAGAAGTCTGCGACTTGGCATCTCAGATCTTGCACCTTCGCCATAGTAGAACATAAACCCAACCAGCACAGAAACCTCACCAACTTCGCTGTTATACTCCGGAACTCCAAGAGCAAAGAGAGTTCCTTTCTTCACTGGCATCTCATCATGAAGCTCGTTCAGGCCTTGCTTTACAAAGAACTTCTTAGCATACCCCTCTGGCTCCTCCTCAGTCCCAGAGATCGAACGAAGCTCCAACTTCAATGTAGGCTCCTTATGCCGGACGACTAGAGTAATTTCCTTAATAACTCCATCCGCCGGAGCTAGCCACTTGTGTAGTAATCCTGTCTCGCTGATCTTTCCATCAGATAGAGAAACCGGAATAGGAGGAACTCTCATCGACCTTGTTGGCTGCCCTTGCAGACCTCTTCGCATTCTCTTAAACGGGCGATTCGGCATCTCTCTACCCCTCCATTACATTAGATTCAACAGAATCATTCTCTGCGTCATCATATTCCAGGCCTCGAAGTCCCTCATCAATCTGTTCCAGCCAATCCCTTGAACCCTCTCGATTCCTATAGAATCCTTCCAGCTTATACATAGCTGCAAAGATCAAAAGATCAGGTTCCTCTTCTGTCCAAAAATTAGTGTCATCATCATCACTCAGTCTTGGCTGTTGAAACTTTCCAATCACTGTAACAGTATATTCTTCATCCATTACAGGAAGTAGATAGATTCCTCTATATGAAACCTGCCCCTCTCCTAGCACGATCCCATCGAAATCGAACCGGAAGCTAAGAACACCATTATCAAGAGGGGCATTCAAATCCGGGGCCGCTTGTATAATCAGCGGAGCCCAATACAGGGGCTTTCCTGCGGCCATTGCTGTATTCTGAATTGGGGGAGTTAGGGTAGTATCAAGAGATCCATCATAGATATCTGGATACAACTCCCGCAACTCTGTCTGGGTCATCTTCCGCAGCTTTGTTCGACCTTCCGCATTCGAGATCCAGACTTCATGAATCACTCTGCAATGCCGGAAATACGTGAAATAAGATCCGCTAGGAAGAGAAACAGAATGCCGAGCATATAACCTAGGCTCTTCAGAAAGCCTTCTATCTAGAAACCTCTGCCCTGCTTGAATAAACCAGTCAGCCCCTAGATTCGCATAGGTGCTAGCATTTACTAGATCTGCCCGACCACTAGCCTCAAGAAACTTTTGTCTTATCTCAAGCAGGCTCATCTTATTTCCCTCATCCTAGATTTGTCCCAAAATGGGATGAAACTGTAAAGAAAAAGAAAGGGAGAGCCTCCTAGCTCTCTCCCAAGCTTTGAGTTACTATTCGCTACTGGTTGGGATTATGTTCTACTACCGTATTATTCTCACCCATGTTGAACAGAATACCACAGGCGCTCGGGTGATGGAACTCCAGGCCGCACTCAGTCAGATACTCTTCCTGAGTTCCGTCAATGGAACCAGAGTTCTGGCTGTTATTGTCCGGCTTGAACGTAGTATCGTCGATGTAACGATACTTGAGCAGATTCGGCTCAAAGATCAAAGCCGTGTTCTGGAGGCTAACCTCATAGTTGAACAGAGGATGCGTCCGGAACTCGATCTCACCGAAAGGAGTGATCCAACGAGTGATCTTCATTCCGAAGGCAGTCTGCCCCACTTCAAGGTTGATCGTGCCATAGGTCGCAGCCAGCATTCCGATAGCACTGACGGCACCATTCCCGCAGATGCAAGCCTTCGTCGAATCTCCGAAGGTGAAGATCTTCTTAAGCATTGCATCCAGCCAGGCCTTTCCACCCTGAAGCCACATCTTGCCGGCGTAATTAGCATCCAGCTTGTAGCTACTCACGTTAGCACTGGCATTGGTTTTCAGGAAGTTAAAGAACCCGTCCGTGGTGCGCTCAGGCTTTCCATTTTCTCCAGTGCCTTCGGTTGCGACACCGAAGAGGAACGCCCGCTCCATCTCGATCCCATGAAGCTCCAGCGCTTCCATCTTCGCCTCCTGGTAGGCATCACCCGTGCGCAGCCGCGTCTTACGAGCGGTGCGTGTGATGTCCAGAGGAGTGCGGAAGATCTGCGTGTAGTTGTAGAACTTCGTAGGATCATACGAGATCGCGGTTGGCATCTCTGCACCTTCCGCATTCACACTACCCATCACCATGATACGGTCAACGCCGGCCAGGTTGTAGGTGGCAGTCTCAGCCGCAAGAAGCTTCACAGCAATCACGCTGTTAGCTCCATTCTTAATGACGCTGATGACTTTCGCTCGATGATCGTAGCGATAGTCGCCAGTCTTCACCAGATAGGCAGTATGCCCTGCGCGGAAGTGGCTAGCCGTTTCCAGCGCCACCTTCACATAGAACACAGTGCCAGCTGCGGCAGTTCCACCAGCATAGGCACTGGTAAGACCGGCGTCGCTATAGAGCTCAGTGATATCTCCGGCCTGCGTAGGCAGTGCCTTCGTCCACCAGTTGAACTCTGGATCGTCCGTCTTCTCTTTTCTAAGCATACTGGTAAAAGCCGTAAGAGGCATCTTACCATTTGGATACAGGCGCAACATCATATCACGCCAGTTCTTTGGCCGTTGATCTGCGACGAAGTCGCTAGTTCCACGGGTTCCGGTAAAGCCAGCCATCTTAGTTTCCTTTCAAGGGTTAGGTGTTCTGCTTCTTAGTTATCGACGTTGAAGAGTCGAATCCATTCATCACCATCTGCGCTAGTGCACAGTAGGCCGATCACATCGCCTTGACCTTCGGTCAAAGTAATGTTCCCGCCCAATGTCATACTAGTGCCATCATCTAGTCGTATAGTATTGTTACCAGCGCCGGCCTTAAGAATCAAGACCTGACCAAGAGCCCCACCTGACGGAATAAATCCAGTCATGTTAATTGGACTACTAAGAGTGACCAGAGTCGCGTCTGCAACACTCATCGTGGTAGCTCCACTTGTGATCTCAATAGCAGTAGCAGTGAGAATCATCCTATCAGCAATGGTGATGTCATCACCTACAATGACATCATCATCTGCAATAAGGTCATCACCTACAGTAACGTCGTCATGAACATTGAGACTTCCTTCGAAGATATCAATGTTCTGTCCATCTGTTGCGTCAATACCCGCCCGAAGCAGATCCCCGCGAAAGTCTGCGAAGGCTACTCCGATGGCCGCAACCAGCACTAGCACAACCAGTGCAATAGTGTAGCTTCTTTTCATCTTGATCTATCTCCCTTATGCGATCTTACTGCCGACTTCATACCAGCACTTGCCGTCGCTATACAGCATCTTGCGATCATGGGCAGCGTCCAGCGTATTAATATCTGTCCAGTTCACGCTGTCATCTTGATCCTGAATCGTGATCGCTTTCGCATCTGCAGAAGTTTTCCGGATCGTATAGAACCGGCCTTTGGCTTCACTGACCGGCGGAAGCGTAATAGTGATCGCGCTGGTATTCGCGACTTCGACTTCCGTGTCAGTGACGTTCAGCGTTGCCGATGCTGTAAGGAACCTCGGGCCGCTCTGCCCATAGGTATCCTTTGAGTGCCGTGGGTGGCTGTGTCCAAGACTGGCCATCTCTTTATCTCCTTCTCTTTCTTTTCAAGCTTTGTTCTATCTCTCACTGTTATCCCAAAATGGGACAAATCTTAGTATCGAGTCTTCTGTGCGAAGTCGAATAGATCTGCGATATCCTTCTCCTCACCTTTTAGCTCAGGCTTGTTAGCCGCGGGTGGTCCAGACGGCCGAGGGCTGAAGGCAGGTGGGCGCCTCCCCTTAGGAGTAGCCTTTCCATCTTTCACCTGTTGCCCGATAAGTTTCTTCACTTCAGATGCAGTTTCAGAGAACAGCTTCTGTATATCCCAGTCTGGATGAGCAGCTTGAAGCTGGCCGGCGATAGTGGCCGCAAGGGGCTTTAGATTTACAAGCTCCGGATTCTGCTTGTAGAAGTCAGTAACTGCAACTTGCAAATCAACCTGACGCCGAACCTCACTCATCACAAGAGCGGGCATAGATGTAGAGACATCTTGCAGAGCCTTAGAGTAAACCTTCTTGAAAAGGTCTACCATCTTCTTCGGATCATCCTGAGCAGCTTCAACCTCAGCCTCAGAGATATCAAAGCCTGCAGCCAAAGTAGGAACTGCTGGAACAGCCTGCTGAGGAGTTTCCTTCTCAGTTTTAGCTGCCGGGGCGGCTGGCGTAGATATTCCAGATTGAAGTCTTTGAATCTCAGCAGCCATTCTATTTAGCTGTTCAAGAAGTGCTGCGTTTGTCTGAGGAGTCTCTGAATCTACTTCTTCTGACTCTTCTGCCGAAGTTTCTGAGGCTTCACTAGCTCCTTGAGCAGGCTCCACAGTAGCCGGAGTAGGAGTCTCTTCGGATGCCTGTTCAGCGTTCTCTGCACCGCCTGTAGCTGCGTCATTTTCTTTCACCTCTTCAACTGGTGGAGTTTCTTCCACCGGGGTTGGATCTGGAAGTCCAAGCATACTGGACATATCCAGCTGAGTAGGTCCACCAGAATCTTCTCCATCTGGGGCCAGAAGTATATGTAACCATCGATACCTATTCATTTTTCTGCTCCTCTTTTTCTATTACGAGTAACTCTCTACAGCGCTCAGAGAGTGTTCGCACGAACTCTAGCTCTGCCAGAGCTCCTTTTAGTTGTTGATCGAAATCCCGAGAATTATCGAGATCTCTTAGCAGTTGGGTCATAAGAACCTCACGATCTGCTAAAATCCTTTGGATATCCAGCCAGGCCGAGTTCCTTTCTAGTTCTCTGTAGTCTGCAAGACTAGCACTAATTTCCCTACTTAAAGGACCTTCTGCTAGTTTTCTAAGATCCTCTTTCTTAATCATCCTTCCGCTCCTATCGGAACAATGTTTCCAGCTTGGACATTCCGCATCACAGCCTCATCAGGCATCAGTTGCATCTGCGTAGGCTGCATACGAAAGTCTTCTAGTCCCCTTGCTCCCAGCTGCCGCATCACGTGCATATAGATGCGGGCGAGGTCCAGACCAATTGTCGGAGCCAGGTTCGGATTCGCCGAGAGACTCTGAAGCACTTGAATCCAACCTTGAATATTTTCATTTCCTGGAGCCGTCCCATCATGAGGTTCGATATCGAAGTCGATAGCTAGGTCCAGAGGACTGACTGGATACCTATCATTCACGAACGCCCGTTCTCGGCGAAGCTCCTCTTCATACCTTCCAGCCAGCTTTACATAAGTTTCTTCTGTCATAAGCTGCTGAGTATGCACCGCAAACATATAAGCGATGTCTTGCAGGCCCTGATACCACATAACCTTAGCTACTTTTTCCAGTCTGCTAAGAGCCGCCTGCCGAACTCCTTGAGCTTCTGCAGAGCTAACACGCTCGCTAGATCCCCGATGGATTCCCTGAAGCACGTCCACCGCCCCACTCGTAACTTGCATCAAGTCCCGAATAAGCATGGCATCTTGAATATGACCCTTAGTTACATCTGTTACATTCAACTGCTGCACGGCATGTTCTACTCCACGTCCCCAAGCGCTGCGCCGCATTCGGACCAGCTTTCCAGGTTCTGGATTCGTGAGATCTGCCATATTAACTAAGCTTGGATCAACCAAGAGCATATCATTGATAGCCTTCCGAACATTCGCCACGTGGCTATTAAAGAGCCAGTCCATTGTGGTTTGAAGTCCGGAGTTGATCTCGATTCTACTGGTCGGCGCTGGGCTATAACCATCGAAATCAGGGGCCACCACAGCCACAGGATACATATTATGATTTAGCCCAAGAGGTTGAGCCTTTATGACAAGTGCATCTCCAGCTACCCCAAACAGCCATTTCTCAGGATATTCTCCATCACCAAGTTTCCAGTCTTTTGGAACCAAGGTAATATACATCCAGATTACTGTTCCGCGAGTAGAACTTACACTTGGGTTATAGAAGTTTCCTAGACTATCCTTGTCTCTATAGTCTGGAAACTCAGTCCCTAGATGACTGGAGAAATTCGGGCATTTCTCAAGATACCTGACGTTAAAGATTTCCCCTTCTGAGTTCTTCTCATCTTCAAGAAGTTTCATATAGTTCACCCGCTGAATCCAGCCAAGAAACTCTCCCGCCTGCGGATCATGAATCGAGACGTTAGGATCAGGAAGATACCTTTTCGGGTCCACGTTATTCAGAGCATTCCCCTCGAAGATAACTCCTTCTTCTGAAAACGCCCTCTCTGGCCCGAAGCCAAGTAGGCTACGCCGGCGAACAGTCTTTGTTCCATACAGGACTTTCCAGAAAGGTAATACTACCCCAAATCCATAAGTCATAGCATCTCGAAACATTGTATGGAGATTCAGGACTGCCTTGAATCGCTGTGTGTGAAGACCCACTACTCGCTCAAGCAAAGCTGCTCCAATGATATCTTCGCTCCCTACACCCGCATACTTGAACACAGGACTTTCAAAGAAAGCCGCGACCATATAAGTCAACAGCGTGTCAAGAGTTGCGTAGCTAAGAGGAACGACGATAGATGTTGGCTTTCGTGGGTCTTTCTCTTTAACCTCGTCCTCCTTGTCACTCTGCCACTTGTAAGCCGTAAGAGTCTTATCAACCTCGTCCCAACTGGTCCGGCGACCTCTCACGAAGTTATTACTCTCCGTCGCTCGCAGCATCACTTCCTCTACGATCCTCTGATGCAGCTTGCTATTAGGACGAAGATCTAGCCCTTCGGGATACTCATACCCAAGATCCTGAGAGAAATCCACGCCAGCCATCGAGCGGTTCTTGACAAGAAGAGGAGGCACTTCGCATTACTCCGTGAAGAGAAATCCAACCATCGGATCGACTTCTCTTGGCGTTAGTTCCACATGATCAATCATACTCAACGGGTGCTTCTGCACCTCGATTTCCAGCTCAGTATTCAGAAGATCCTCAAGCTCCGCATTTGCGGCTTCTATCTTTTCCTTTGAGATCGCCAGGTTTCCACCTTCAACCTCTTCCCCAAACTTCTTGAAGATCTCCATTCTCTTCTCTTTCACCAAGGTAAGCTCTGATTCCAGCTGCTTAGCCATTCGGTGAATCTTCAAGCCTACTGAGGGTTTGAAAGTAGCCCTCATAAGCTTCGCTAGACCGGCTTCGCATTCCAGCAGCCTTAACGCAGTCACCTTTTCCATCTCTGCTTCTCCATTCTATTACGGTAGTTTTGTCCCAAAATGAGACAAATCTATTCATTTTTCGTTTCTTGTGACACGCCGGCCTTCCAGATCCTTCCGCCGCTGCTGGCGGTCGGCTTCGATCTGCGCGTCGAGTGCCGTCAGTTCGGCTTCGATGCGGGCGTTCTCATAGGTCGCCGCAAGATCGCGCAGGTCGTCGGCCAGTCCGGCCCGCTTGTTCTCCGCCGCCGCGATGATCTCGGCCATCTGCTCCTCGCGCGGAAACAGGATCGTCAGGGCGTCGCGGCTCTCCACGCTGTCCGCGTCGAATGCTGCCTCCACGCCGTCAATCACCTGCACGATGGCGGCCTGATAGGTGCGCGCGTCGAGCGGCAAACCCGCGATGACCAGTTCCAGCCGCTCGTCCTCCAGCGCCTCGATAGGCTTCGAAGTCAGGGTCTTCTCGCTGCCAGACTCCACGAGGCGCAGCGAGAACGTGCCCGGCGCCTTCGCGATCACGTGCGCGGCGACCGCGCCCACACGGCCTTCCATTCGGTCCACGGCATGGAATTGCCGCACCAGTTCATCCCGTCCGATTGA